ACCATGCAAAAGCAATACACCAGCTTTTACGAGTTTGAAGTGAAGGCCGGCGTTTCCGATACGGGCGTTTTCGAGGGTTATGCCTCGACGTTCAACAACGTGGATTTACAGGGCGACGTGGTACAGCCTGGCGCATTCACGGCAACGCTCGCCAAATCGGGCGGCGTGGTTCCGATCCTGATGGCGCATAACTCGGGGCGGCCAGTGGGCTATGGGATCGACGCGGCCGAGGACACCAAAGGGCTATGGGTCAAGGGGCAATTCACGGTAGGCGCGGACGATGGCCGCAACGCCTACGAAACGGTAAAGCATGCCGCCGAAGTGGGCCATAAATTCGGCCTCTCCATTGGCTATCGCGTGCCGGACAAGGGTTCCGAATGGGACGAAACAACCAACGTCCGCAAGCTGAAAAAGATCGATCTTTTGGAATATTCGCTCGCCGCGGTGCCGGCGAATCCGCGAGCGCGGGTTACCGGCGTCAAGAGCGATAGCGAGTGGAGTATTCGCGAGTTTGAGAAACACCTACGGGATGTAGGGTTCTCGGTCAGTGCGGCGCGCACCATTGCGAGCCGCGGGTTTAGCGCGCTTGATCCGCGGGATGCGGACAATGCGTCCGAGCGCGTGACCGATGGCCTGATGGCCGAGGTGCGCAAGGCCGCGTTTCTCATGGAATTAAAGAAAGGATTCAATTTCAATGTCTGAAGGCCTCTTACTATCCGATCAGGACAAACAGGACATTCTCAAGCTGTTTAACGGCATGAAGGGAATGTACACGCAGCTCGATACCGATCTCAAGGCCGGCAAGCCGGTAGGCGAGATCAAAACGCAAATCGACAAAGCAACCGCCGACATTGTTGCCGTTCAAGAAAAGTACACGGCGCTTGCCCTACGCACTGATGCGGCGGAAGTGAAGGCCGCCGATCTCTTGCGCCGGTTGCAGGCCGGGCCTGAAATGCCGAAGGGCCTCGGCGCTTCTGTGATGGCCGATGAAGCCTTTAAAACGTATCTTCAGAGCCCGCCGCCGCGCGTGGCGTACACGGTTGTGCTCAAAGGCAAAACGATTGCCGAGTTTCTGGCCGCAAAGGTGATTACGGGTGTTGGCGTCAACTTCCCGCAAATCATACCGGGCTTTCCGGCAATCCCGCCGCGCCCGCCGATAGGTGTTCGCCCGCTCTTCCCGTCTGGCCGTACCTCGGCAAGCCTGATCGATTACGTGGAAGAAACCTCTTTCACGAACCTGGCCGCGACGGTGGCAGAAGGCGCGGCGAAACCGCAATCCACCAAGACGTACACGCCGAAGAGCGCGCCAGTACGTACCATCGCGCATTACTTCAAAGTTGGCAAGCAATCGCTCGCCGATGCGCAGGGCCTGGAAGCGAACATTGAGAACAACGGGATTTATGGAATCCAGGTGGTGGAAGACGGTCAGTTGCTCGACGGCGACGGAACAGGCACGAACCTTACCGGCATCAACAAAAACGCAGTAGCCGCGCCCGCGCCCGCGCCTGCAACGGGCGCAACGCTGATCGACGCCATCGGCACGGCCTACTTCGATCTCGCCTCGAAGGGCTTTTTGCCGGATGGAACGGTGGTCAATCCCGCCGATTGGGGCCATGTCTCGCTGTTGAAAAACTCACTCGGCAACTACCTGTTCGCGAATCCGGTGGACTACTCGGCGATACAGCGCATATGGGGTATGCGCCTCGCGCAATCGGCAAACCAGGTGGCCGGGACGTTCACGGTTGGCGCATTCCAAGGCAACTCGCTGTTGCTCGATCGCGAGGACGTGAATGTGCAAGTGGCAACGCAAAACGAAGATGATTTTATCAAGAACATCGTCACGATCTTGATAGAGGAAAGACTCGCCTTGCTGATCTATCAGCCTACGGCCTTTGAGAAGGGCGTTGTGCCGGCAGGTACCTAGCCTCCTAGTGAAACTCCAAAGTTGGGAAACCCGTTTTCATTCCAGGTTACGGGTTTCCCGTTTTTTTGCCGGAAGGGAATTAGATGAAACATTGGCGGAACGAAACGAGCGGCACGCTATCGCAGGCAGTGCAGCGATTCATCGGCGGTGCCGAGCCGCAAGAGGGAGATCAAAAAATGCTGGAAGCATATCGCGCCGTGAATGCCGGCGTGCCGGATGAGGTGCTGTTTCAAGGCCGCGGGCTCGACGGTGAGCAATGGTCAATAGTTGGGCCGCTTGTTGCCGGTGTGGATTCGGGCACGTCCGATCCGCCCGAGGGACCGGATACTGCCGAGGAAGACGATTTGGGCGAGCGGGCGGGCGATGCCGCCGCCGCCGAACCGCCGCCGCCTGAAAAGCGCAAGCCTCCCGTGACGCCTCATAACAAGCTCTATGAGCCGGAAAACAAGGGCGGCAAGAAATCGGCCAGGCGGCGAAAGTAGGGCGCTATGCGATTCGCCGCGATGGAATTGGAGAAACCGCCCGATACCCTTCCCGTCACCGTGGAGGGTTTTATCGAACAGGCGCGCCTTAATGGGTTGACTGTTGCCAGGCAGCCGAACCTAATCGAGCGCGAGCTCGCCGCCGCAACCTTGCGCGCCGAGCAATACCTACGCCGCTCGCTGATCACGCAAACCCTCCGCGGGCTCTTTGTGCCGGATGGCCTCGATTGTGCCTGTGGGCTCAATCTAGCCTTGCCACGGGGCCGGGTGCAATCGGTGGAGTCTATTACCTCGGGCAGCACTGAGGTCGATCCTGCGACCTATACGCTCAATTGGAACGTGGTTACGCTCCAATCGCCGCTTTTGGGTGCGGCCACTGTAATATGGGTGTCCGGGTACGGCGACGATGCCGCGGCCGTACCAGACTTGATCATCGAGGGGATTTACCGCTACGCAACGGAACTCTATGATAACCGTAGTGGCGTCAGTGATCAGAAGTATGAAGCGCAGGCCTCGGCGACGTTGGCTCAAGGCATCGTGGGTTGCTGGCGGCCGTACCAGGTGGAGTTGAGCGGATGAGCGCGCCGGCGAAACCGGGCAAGCATATCGAGCGGATGTGGCTCGACTATCGGGCGCAAGCCCTTCCGGCCGCCGCGCCGAGTGTGCAAGTGAGCGAGTGCCGGCGCGCATTCTACGCGGGCGTGTGGGCATTTTATAGCGTGCTCATGAACGGGTTCGAGTCTGGCGCGACCGAGACGACGGCCGATCTGAATCTAATGCGCGAGATTGATGCCGAGTTGACGGCATTCAACGATCAGGTAAAGCGAGGCCTCGCATGATAAATGATTCGGATCCAAAGAATTGGCACATTTCCGGCACGTCGCCACTGATCGCCGCGGGCGTTACGGCGAGGATCGTGCCGCCGCAAAAGGTTCGGGCAATTCTCTATGTGTGGGGCGGACTGCAAATCATTTCTTACCGGCCGATGCCGGGATGGTGGCGGCGGTTCTGGACAAAGGCGCTACTCGGGTGGGAGTGGGAGCCGGTAGAAAATGGCGACACTGAAAATCTTGGGTGAGCCGGGCGGCGGGGATCGCAGGTCCATCTTTCACAAGAAAATTGTGGAGGCGGTTCGTATTCCGGGGACTCAGGCTGGGTGGGATATCACGCTCGAATGCGGGCATAGGGCCTCGGTCTTCGGCGCAATCGAGCGTGCCCAAGGCCGCATTATCTGTATGCCGTGCATGGAAGAGAAATCCGAAAAGGCGGGCTCTAATTGAAATGATGGCCTCGGCGCTCCGCGATTGGATCGCAATTTTCATGATGGATTTGACGCCAGACGGCGCGGGCGGCTTTATCGAAACCGTTCCGCCTGGCCTCGTGGCGGACACGCCTGCAAACGTGGCGCGTGTGTCGCCGCGGCAAACCACGGCGGCCGATCAGTTGGCGGATCGCATCACTTACACGGTGACTATTCGCTTCCAGGATTGGGTGACGGACAGCTATCGCGTCATGTTCAACGATCAGTATTGGGACATTACCGGAGTCAAGAACGTTGAGCAGCGCGATATGTGGCTGGAGTTGACGTGCGAGCGATTCGAGGCTGGTAAGCAGTGAGCGAGCGGACAGTCAGGGTTACGGTGTGTCCGAAGTGCGGCGGTACGGGTATGGCCTCGGCGGTGCTCACGCTGGAAGAGCTCGCGCGGGCTATCGTGCATAAGACCGTCAAATGCCAAGGATGCAACGGCGCGGGCGTTGTTCGGAAGGAGATCAAGGGATGCCGCTAGCACTTAAGGCGCAATGTACGGTTACTGCGGGCGTCATTCCTGGCGAGATGATGAGCGACCACACGCGGGTGTGGAGCTACACAGGCCTTGATTACGTGGCGGATCAGGCAATACCGGCCGATCAACCAACACGTTTCAGTAAGATGCTCGATGAGGCGCACGCATACGCCAAGGGGTTATCGAATCCTGCCTATCTCAATTGGGTCAAGACGATTTGGATGTGGATGTAACGTTATGCCGAATGATCCCAAGCAAGTTGATGAAAGCCTGATGCGCCGCAGGGCGGTCGTGACGGCGCTTCCCGATCCTGATGGCGGGTTGGGTTGGGTGGTCGAATTGTCGTGTGGGCATACCGTCTGGTGTGCCGTGCGGCCGATGAATTTCACACACTGCGGCGAGTGCATCGTGAAGCTTACCGAGCAGGCGCGGGCGCTTTGTCTGACGCAACAACGGCCGATCACGGAGGCGGAATAATGGCGGCGATTTTCAAAGTCGATATGCGCGGCATCGAAGGGCTGCAAAAGAACATCCTGGCGGTGCGCAACGGCTTTCCCGAGTGGGCGGCCGAGGCGAATGCCGAAACTGCCGAGGTAATCCGCACGCTCGCGCAACGCAACATTCAGGAGATTGACGCCATCGCAACCGGCAAGATGGCCGCTGGTGTGGAAGTGGCGTACTCGCGGGCCGGGCTTGTGTTCGCGGTAGGCACTAAGGCCGCATACGGTGTGTTTGTCGAGCTCGGCACGCGGCCTCACTTCCCGCCGCTCGATGCGATCCGCGAATGGTGCCGCGTCCGCGGGATCGATGAAAAGGCGGCGTATCCGATTGCCCTGGCGATCTCGCGGCGAGGCCTTCCCGAGCGGCCGTGGTTGCGTCCGGCGTTTCTTGCCGGGATCGCGCAACATGCAAACCGGATCCGCCTAACCTACGCCGCGGGGCTGAGGAGCAAACTGGCATGAGGGGGGAAAGGCCGATGGGCAGGGGTAGAAGATTGCCGGATGGATCGCCAGATTTCCGCACGCTTGATGACGATCTCGGACCGGCTGAAGTGTCGCCGATAGCCGCCGAGAACATCACACCGGCCATCGATGCGGGCGCGGTCATGCTGCAAGAGCTCGGGCTCGCACGTAGACGCCGCGTTCGCGCGCGGCGGATGATGTGGTTCTCGCTCTTCTGTGCGCTTGCGGGTATCGGCATGACGGTATGGCGGCATGAGTGGTTATTGATGGCAGTCTGTCTCTGGTGCGCGTTCACGGCGGTGTGGGCGCTGCGGAGACTGCGGACCTAAGATGCTTCCGCTTCATGAAATGCAAAAGGCGGTTTTCGATAAGCTTGTGCCGGTGCTCGCTCCGGTGCCCGTGCTTGACAATGCCGGGCCGAATCAGGCGTATCCCTATGTCACGCTCGGCGAGTTTATTGGGTTGCCACAGGATACGCTCGATAAGTCGGGAATCAATACCGAGCTCACCATACATTCATGGAGCCGGCAACTTGGCATGGCGGAAATCTCGGAGTTGATGACGGCCGTTTGGGATACGCTGCATCGCCAGGATTTGCCTTTGCAGACTTGCCAGTTTGTAGCGATGCGGTGCGACAATGCGCAGACCTTGAGGGATGCTGATGGCAGGACGCGGCACGGTATCGTGCGCGTGGTGATTCAGACGTTTCAAGTTTAAGCCGGGCCGGGCCATTCACGATTTCAGATATTCACGTTTAGCGATGGATGAGGCGGGTATCGATGCGTTCATTGAGGCGCATTTCAACATGCGCAAGCTCGCCACGCACGCTAGCTGATTCGGTTTTGATCTCTGTACGGAGGATCGCGGATTCGGCTTTGATCTCCGCGCGTAGCGTCTCCATCTCCGCTTTCAGAAGAGCCATGATCGGGCGGGTTACGACTGCATAAATACCGCCCAACAATGCCGCAAGAGCGGCGATGATTTGCGCGGCGGATTGGAGACCGTTCCAGTTCATCGTTAATTCAGTATAGCACGTAACACATTGAAAGAGAGGGTAGTTATACGGCAAAATACACAGGTAAGGGCGCAGAATTCTTGATCTCAGACGGCGCCTCACCGCCCGTCTATACCGCAGTTGGCCAGGTGCAGGAAATCGGCGACATCTCAGTCACTGCCGAGGAGGTGGATGTAACCACGCTCGATTCGGGCGACTATCACGATTATATTCAGGGCTTCAAAGATCCCGGGGAATGCCAGATCACCGTGCTTTTCGATCCGGCGATGGCAGATCAGGACGATAGTCCCGACGGATTGATCGGCTTATTCATTTCAGGCGAAACGCGCAACTGCGCGATTCGCTGGAACGCTTCAAATACCGGTGGGCAGGAATACGGTTTGTTCCAGGCATTTCTGCGCGATATGGATTACGCCGCGCTCAATGCGAGCGATCCGCAGACGATTCAACCGACATTTCGGCTGAGATCGCCGATCACGCTTGCCGACACATTGCCGATTACGCTCGTTGGCGGCGCCACTACCGTGCTTACGGCCGCGGCGGCGGATCGAGCTGCTAAGAAGGCGGCGGCCGATGCAGCAGCAGCGAAGACGGCGGCCGACACAGCAGCAAAGACCGCGGCAGACCGGGCAGCAGCCGCTCAGGCAGCCGCTCAGGCAGCTCAAGAGGCGACAGCTAAAGCTGCGCAACTTGCGGCAGACGAATGCACGCAAAAAGCACAACTGGCGGCGCAACTCAGTGGACAGCAAACCTCGCCTGTGGCGCCCACGGGCGGCACTCTATGAGCCGTTCCCTGATTTCCGCGGCCGTTCCAATTTCGCTCGACGGCCAGGAATACAAACTCCGCTATCCGGCGCTTGCTTTCATCGAATATGCCGAGCAGACCGGCCACGATCTGTTGGCCGATATCCGGGAGATCGGACCGGCGCTCCAATCCATGCCGGCCGCCCAAGGCGCCGGGCTGGGCGCAATATTCGGCAAGGTACGGGATCTGCTTTGGGCCGGGTTGCTCGACGCACACCCTGAAATCCGGCGTGAGGAAGTGGCCCGTATCTTTACTTTGGGCGATCTGAACCGCATTGCGCTTGCGATTGTGGAGGCTCTTCGGTTGACCTTGCCCGAACAGACCGAGCGACGCCCTACCGCGGCGCCGAAAGCTCCCGTTTCACGCCGGATCGATGGGCCAGACTTTGGAGCACCCTCCGCGATGGATCTGGAATCGGCGCCGGTGAGTTTAAATCACTAACCCTTCGCGAAATCGCATATCTCTCCGCGGCCCGCGAAGCGCGCGATACGCGGATGGACTGGTATACGGCGCGGATCGTGGCGATGCTTGCGGCGATCAACAGCAAGCATCACCACTACCGGCCGCAGGTTTATATGCTCGACGCGGATGCGCTACGCAAACGCTCAGAAACGGCGGCGGAACGGCCGCCGATGACGGGCGAGCAGGTAGTGGCGCGTTTCCGGGCGATGGGCGTGCCGGTAATCGACCTCAGGGAAAGGAGAAATTGAAATCATGGGCGCTTTTTCAGGCAGCGGACTTTCGCTCGGAACCCTTTGGGTCAATATAGCCGCTTCGGTCGATGACGCGCTGGCTGAGTTCACGAAGTTCTCGAAGGATGCGACCGCCCTTGCCCAAACTGCGGGCGCGAGTATCACGGATAGTCTCGACGTAACTATAGCAGCGCCCGATTTGTCGCCCTTGAGCGCTGCTATGGCAACGGCTGGTGAATCCGCCAAGCAGGCGGGCGAGCAGTTGAACTTGTTCGCGGCGGATGCTGATGGAATTTCCTTTGCGAACGCGGACGGCCAGCTCAACATGTTTACCGACGAGCTGGGCGCCTTCGCCAGTGGGACCAAGGACGCGGAGGCCGGGGCGAGCGGGCTCGGCCAGGCATTCGGGCAGTTAGGCCAGGAGGCAGCTTCCGCAGGGGAGGATGCGCATTCGGGCGGCGAGGGTTTCGCCGAGTTTGCCGACAAGATTCCCCTGATCGGCGGATTACTCGCCGCGCTTGCGGGCGGAGCCTTGCTCGACATCGGCAAGGAACTGCTCGACATTGGTGAGAAAGCGATCCAAGTCGCTGAAATCTTCGACAATGCTTCGATTCAGATGGAACGCGCCACGGGAGCTGAAGGTCAAGCTCTCGCCGGTTTGGATGAGAGTTTTAAGACGTTATTTGCCAACTCCTCAGCCTCGGCAGAGGGAATCGCCACCGCGCTAACGCAGATCACTGTACGCACGGGAGCCACGGGAGCCGCGCTTGAAGAGCTGACTAAATCCGCGATTGACTTCGCCAAGATCACTGGAACGGATCTTGCCACTTCGGTTCAGCTCAATGAGAAATTATTCGCGCGATGGAGCATCGCCACCGCGGACCAGGCCGGCAAACTCGATGTCTTATATGAAGCCGCGCGGCGTTCCGCTGGAACGGTCGCTTCGCTTGCGCAATCGCTCACTACGCTCAGTCCGGTGCTACGTAGTTTCGGTATGGATTTTACCGAAGCAGCGGCGTTGGTGGGCAGTTTCGAAAAGGCGGGTCTCGACGCCACTGACATGACGATGGGGCTGAAAAGCATCCTTGCGAAATTTGTGGAAGCCGGGAAAGATCCCAAGCAGGCGCTCGCTGATTTAATCCAGGAATTACAGGACACCGAATCGCGGGAGCAAGCGTTGAAGGCTGGTTTGGACGCCGGGTTGACCGGACGGTCGCTTCCGGCCTTCGTCGATGCGGTCAAAAACGGAGCCTTCCAGTTGGGTGTAATGAAGACGGCCCTGGATAATGCCGGGGGCAGCGTCGCGGCTATGGCGGCAAAGACAGACACGTTGTCCGAATCCTGGTCAAAATTAGGCCATGGTGTTCTGGTGTCGCTAGATCCACTAACCAAAGCATTTGCCGAGGCTTTGGCGAATCTGAATCAGTTTCTCGATGCCCTGTCGCGGGGGAAGGACCTTATTGCAGAAGCGCAAAAGAATGCCCAAAAGATAACGCCGCCGGCAATCACAAAGACGGGGACTTCGGATGCTCTTAAAGATCCCACGCTCATTCAATCCCCGGCTCTGCAAGGGATCAACGCGCTTAACGATGCCATAGAGAAGAACGCCAAAGCGGGCGCGGCATTGGCGAATACAACGCTACCGGGCATAGCAAATGCATTGCAAAAGATAGTCCCGCCGGCGAAGCAGGGTGCAGATGGCCTGAGGGATCATGCGGCCGCCGCCACTGCCGCCGCCAGTGCCACGGGTCTACTATCGCAGGCCTCTGAAGTCTGGTTTGCGATAGCAAGCAAGTTGACCGCGCTGCACAAGCAATATATCGGGACTCTCGCGGATACAGCGCTCGGTCTCAAACAAGTGGAGGACGTGACAAAGATCCTAGCGCCATCGGCGGATGGCCTGGGCACGGCGCTCGGCACCGTGACTTCCGGTTTAGCGCCAATACCGGCACTGACCGCAGACGTAGCCCAAGTAATCGCTCAATTGGGCAATGAGGCCGGTAATGCCGTCACGCCAGTCATAACCCTTCAAAACCAGTTACATATTCTGGGACTCAAATCGAAAGAGGAGTATCAAGGAATTGCCGACACGGCAGCGGCTGCTTACCGGGCGATTCTAAACGATCAGGATGCGAGCGAGACGGAAATTCTCCAGGCGGAGGAGGTAATGCTTGAAACTCGCATTGCCGCCTGGATTTACGCCGGAAACGCCATCGATCAAACCGATAAAGACACTCTCGCCAAGGTAAAGGCGCGGCTTGCTGAACTGGAGGGCTCCATAAAAACCTCCGGGCAGCGCCAGTTGACCATATGGCAGGACACCATGAAGAAGGCCGGCCGGATTATTGAATCGGCGGCGGGCACGTTCGCTTCCGATATCTTCAAACGTCTTTTCGAGGGATCGGACACTAACAAGCAGCTCGATCAGCAGGCGGCCGATCTTCAGAAGTCGCTAGCGGACAGGCAGACGGCTCTTGACAAGTTCGAGGCCGATAACAATCAGAAGCAGGCAGATGCCACTCAGCAATACGAGCAATCGCTCGCCGACGAAGACGCGGCCTACGCCAAATCGCTAGCCGATAAACAGGCAGCCTTCGACAAGGATGCAGCGGATATCGCCGGGAAACAGGCGAAACTCGACGCGAATTATCAGGCCGATCTCGCCAAGACGACGAAAGATTATCAGGATTCGCTGGCCTCGAAACAGCAGGACTATGACAAGTTTGTCCAGGATGCGACCGCCGCGGAAGCGGGCAAAGAAAAGGACTTGGCAGACCGGCTCGCGAGCGAACAGAAGGATCTTCAGGAGTCGCTGGCCAAGGAGACGCTCGACTACAACCGGTATGCCGGGGACGTTACCGCCAAGATCGCCGAGATCCAGAAATCGCACTCGGAATCGCTCGCGAGCGAGCTGGCGGATCTGGACCAATCATTGGCCGATCGCCGCCAGGAGTACAGCGATTATGTCCAGGACGCCAACCGCTCGCTCGCCCGAATCGGCGAGGACCACGCGCAGAATATCGCCGATCAAACCTCCACCACGCAAGACAACATCGCCGCGCAGACCAAGGACTACAAGCGCTATGCGCAGGACACGCAGGCGCAACTTGCGCAGATCCGCAAGAAGCACGGCGGGGTCTACTCGCAGGAAGAGGCGGACCTACAAAAATCATTCGACCGGCGGACCGAGGACTATAACTCTTCGATCGATGATCAGAACAAGAAGCTGGCCGACTTCGTTACCGCCGAAAAACGCAAGCAACAGCAGGAGGAACAGGACTTACAGGATAGTCTGGCCCGCAAAGCGCGAGATCAGGCCGAATATGAAACCCAGATTCAAACCAAGCGCGCTGAGACGATAGGCAAGAACGCAGAGGATCAGGCCAGCGAGATCGCCGCGCAACAGCAGGCGCTGGCGCGAAAGACGCAGGACTTCGACGCCTACCAGCTGGAGATCGCAGGCAAGCTGACGGCGGCAGAGCAGCAGTATGAGCAGGGGCTTGCCGACAACCGCGCCGCGCTTCAACAGGAGCTGACCGACAAGAAAACGGATCTTGACCAATACAATACCGACGCCGCGGGGAAATATGACGCGGACGTGGCGAAACTCAATGCGAACTATGCCGAGGACCGTGGAAACCTCGATCAGAACTTGGCGGATAAACTGGCGGATCTTGAGCAGTTCAATACGGACGCCAAAACGAAGCATGACGGCAACGTCGCCAATGCCAAGGCCGCTTACCAGCAGACGACTACCGATCTCGAAACGGAATTGACCAATCAGCTCGCCGATTACACGCAATTTGTAACGGACACAAAGACCAAGCTGGAAGAGATCCGCCAGGCGCATAAGACGCTGTGGCAGGATATCGGCGGCTTCGGGGTATCAGCGATCGAATCGATCGGCCAGGCGCTCGTTTCGCTGGCAGCAAGCGAGGCCGTAAAAGAACTGGGCAAGCTGGTGTTTGGCACTGCCACAGCAGCGGCGGGCGGGGCGGCACAGGGCTCGGGCAGCGCGGCAGGCGCGGCCGGCCAGGTCGCGGGCCAGGTCGCCAGCGGGCTCGCTGGCCTGGTGACGGCGATTAGCGGCGTGGTTACATCGATTTCAAGCGTGATCCAGAATTTTCAGTTGGCCGCCGTCAATAAGTCGCTCGACGTGATTGTCAATCACACACTGCGCATTTTCAATGAACTCTATTACTTCCGCATAGATGCATGGAGCCGGTGGAGCAGCTTTCAGTACATCAAGGACGACATCATTAGGGACCTAAACGCGATCATGGATGACAGCAATCTGTCGATCCTGAAATTCGATGACATGATCACAAAGCTTACTTCGATCAGCGACTCGTCGGCGCATGCATCGGCCATGCTGGATCGCATCGCAGGCGCGCCGGATCAATACGGCAGCGCTTCTCTACTCGATCAATTATTGACTAAAATCACCAGCCTCTCGGGCAGTCTCGATGGAGCGGGACTTTCCAGCTCTTCGATGAGCATGAATCTGTACGGCACCGATCCGACGCTTGTCGCATCCAGGATCGCTCAACAATTGCGCTTGCAGGGCGGCTTCTCCTAGGCGAGCGGGCGGAAAGTCCGCCCGCCGCCCGCCCGCTGAAAGAATCCCCGATTATGCGCGTCCGCGCGTTTCTCGACAGTTACGACGTTTCCGGCGCGATCCTCATCGATAGTGTGCAGATCGAGCAGGATTCCACGCAAGCCATTTCGACGGCTGCCGCTGCGTTTGTGCAGGTATATGGCGAAGCGCGGTACGACAATGCCACGTACGATCACGCGAGCTATCGCTATACATGGACCGCGCAAGAGTGGTCCCAATTCGTGCTTTCCGATCAGGATACCGGGCAGATTCTCTTCGCCGGGTACGTTCTTTCGGTGCAGCGCCGCACTGAGGGGCCACACGTCCGGATTGATCTACAGGCTTCTGATTGGGGCATTCTGTTTGAGCGCGCCGTGATGACCGAGGTTTGGCCGGCGGGCACGCTCGATTCGACCATTATCGAAGATTGCCTGGCGGCCGTGCCGCAGCTCGGCCGGGGCACGATCGTGACGCAAATCGCCGATATCGGCGAATTCGCCGTCAAGGATCAACGGGTGCGGGACGTGCTCGACCAGGTTTGCCAGTTGACGGGCGGTGAGTGGAACGTGAGCTATGACGGAAAGCTGAATTACTACCGTTCGGGCTCGATTGTGGCTCCGTTCATTCTCTCCGATCAACCGGCCGGGCCCGACAACGAGCCGTTTTCATTGGACGATTATCAGAACGATTTTACAGATGCCGCGAACCGCGTCCTGGTTCTGGGGGCGATTGACGATATCTCCGAAGTTCGCGAAACCGCGGAGGATCTTTCGAGCCAACAGCAATATGGAGTGCTCTCAGTCACGCTCGTAAACCGGGAGATTTACGATCCGGCGATGGCGCAACTGCTAGCCGAGAGTGAAATCGAAGAGCGGGCGTGGCCCAAGGTGACGATCAAGGCGTCTTATTACCGGCCTGGCCTCACGCGCGGAATGACCGTCGAAATCGTAGCTGTCAAGTATGGGCTATCCGGAAGTTTATTGTTGCGCACGCTCGCGATCGCGATCGCGGCGCCGGATCGGACGAGGCAACCGGCCGGCCATGTGCTCAAGTATACGGCGACACTCGGCTGGCGTCCACCCGATCTGGTTTATTCCCTGCGTCGGATGCAACGCAATCCGTTGCAGCCGACGATCGTCGCGGACACGCCGGTAGCGCCCGGGTCGATCACCGAGGGCGATCTGGCGGCCGGGCTTGAACTGGTTCATGTGGTAGACGCGCTGCCAGTGCCGCCGCCGCCCGATTGGAGCGCGACGGCGTTGGCCGTCATCGCAGGCGATCCGTTTCACAAGCTATACCGGCGAACTGGCAACACGTGGACACTCGTTGTTGACGCCGATTCGATCCAAGGGCAGCTCCAAACAAGCCAATTGGCGCCGGGCTCGGTAACCTCAACGGTGCTCGCCGATGGCTCAGTTGTCACGGCGAAAATCCCCGCGGGCGCAATCGGCGCGCCGCAGCTCGCCGCATCGAGCGTCACCGCGAATGCGATCGCCGCCAATGCGATCTATGCGCAAGCGCTACAGGCCAACTCGGTAACGGCGATCGCGCTCGCCGCAAATTCTGTTGTGGCCGGCAAGATCGCCGCGCTCGCGGTGATCGCGGGGACGATCGCGGCCGATGCTGTGACGGCCGGGACAATCACTGCGGGCGCGGTCCGTGCCGGCAACCTGGCCGCGGGCGCGGTGACGGCGGGCACTATCGCGTCCGGATCGATCCGCGCGCAAGATGCGGTATTCCAAACGGGCGCGATTCAAAGCGCCGACATTCAGAGTCTCACTGGCGATAAGATCACGGCGCACAGCATCACTTCGGACAAGTTGAGCGCGCTTGAAATTGCAGTAGGGTACGGCGGCGACAAGCCGGGCCGCGTGGGCGTGTATTCACAGAGCGGCCTTTTCGCCGTGTTGGGCGACATGGGCGCGAGCGGGTTGCCGGCCGGGAACTATTGGGGCATTTGGGCGAAGGTCGCGGCCTTCGGCGGCAGCGGGTACAGCGATTCCAAGATGTACACGGATCTCGTGGGGAACATGTTCCTTCGGAACGTCTCGCTTACGATTTCGGCCTCGGATGGGAGCACAATCGTTACCAGTCCGACAACCTTCGATTCGAGCTATGCAAATGCGCTCGCGATCACAAACACAAAGCCGGGCGATTCCCAATCCAATCTGATATCGCGCGGCCTCGTGATCCGCAATTCTATCGGTACGGCAATCGGCGCGCTCGTGCGCAATCCGTCTAGTATGACGTGCGACTTGGTTTTATACTCTTTAGCCGGCGCATTTAGCGTGCTAATCGAAGGCGCATCGGGCATCGTGCGTGCGACGGGTTTTCAAGTCGGCGGCAATCCCGGCTTCACTGGGCAGGTTCCGGCCGGCCGCGCCATCAACGTGCAAGGCGGCATGATCACAGGGTATGTCTGATGGGCGCGGAGTTGAAAGACATTCCGCTCGATGTGCCGATTCCACTCGCGCATGCGGTGTGCCGGTGGAGCGAGGAAGACGGCGTGTGGCTCTCGTGGGACGCATGGGTGGATGGAATTTTCAGGCGCAATGCCGAGCGGCGGTCTAAGCAATCGCAACAATCACTTTTCGAGGAGAAACGATCATATGCAAGTCAAACATAAGCTTTCGCCCGCGATGGCGGAATTTTCGCAGCAAGCGGTAAAGCAGTTGGGCGAGCTCCGCAACCGATGGCTGATGGCGATGGGCTCGGTCAAAGAGATCGAAGGGCAGATTGAGATTCTGAATACCTCGATCAATCAGCAAGTGCTGATCACTCGCCAGGCGGAAAGCTTGCCGCAACCGCTCGCGGGCGGCAGCTATCAACTCTCGGCCGACTGCCAATATCTCGTTGGCGAGGTTGCGGACGTGCCGGCCGTGGCAGACAAAGCGCCCGCGGCCATCGTCGAAGTGCCGGCCGCGCATGTAAATGGAGCCGATCGGGAGACCGGCAATGTCTGACTCGCGGGCGCCGTTCCGTCTGGGAGCCGCGCCGGCGGCGCCCGCCGGCTTTCCGCCAGACGTGGCGCCGAATCAGATTATTTTCGCCTCGCACATTAATGCGATTCGCAATTCCGTCGCCCTTTGGCCTGGCGACGTGAATGCGCAGTCTCACACGTTGAGCAACGTCAATCTCGTGAATGCCACGGGCGTGATGATCGATCCGACGACGACGCCAGGGGACTTGATCTCGCGTGGCGCGGTGGCAACGGAGCGGTTGCCGGTGGGGACGACCGGCCAGGTGCTTACGGCTGATACCGCGCTTGTGGGCAAGCTCAAATGGGCGACTCCTATAGGGGCGGTTTCGAGCGTTTTCGGGCGCGTGGGCGCGATTGTGGCGGCGGCGGGCGACTATACCGCCGCGCAAGTGCTCAACGCAGTGTCCGATGCTGTATCCTACGCGAATCCTACATGGCTCGCTTCCCTGGCATGGGCGAAAATCGCTGGCGCGCCTGCTACCTATGCGCCATCGCCTCACACGCATGATGCTTCCGAGATTGTTTCCGGCCGGATGGCCTCGGCGCGCCTCGGTACCGGCATAGCCGATGCGAGCGTGTATCTTCGCGGCGATGGGGTGTGGGCGGCGGCGGGCGGCGGATCGGGCGGCGGTGTGTCCACCGTGTTCGGGCGAGCGGGCGCGGTGATCGCGCAAACCGGCGACTACAATGCGGCGCAAGTAACCGGCGCGGTACAAGACAAGACTTCGGTCAAGGGTGACTTGCTGGTACGCTCTGCGGTGCAAATCGAACGGTTCGGCGCGGGCGCGGACGGGCAAGCGCTTGTATCCGATTCGACGCAACCGGCCGGGCTTAAATGGTCAACAGTAACCGGAACGTGGATCGATCCCACAACCACGCGCGGGGATTTGCTGGTACGCAACTCGGTAACAATCGTCCGGTTGCCGGTGGGCGGCGATGGGCAAGTGCTCACGGCGGACAACGCGAGCGCGAACGGCGTCAAGTGGGCAAATCCTACGGGCGGCGGCGGTGCGGTTTCGAGTGTGTTCGGGCGGACTGGCGCAATCGTGGCCGCGCCAGGCGACTATACGGCGGCGCAAGTGCTTAACGCGCTTTCCGATCTCAACGCTTATGCGAATCCGTCTTGGTTGGTTTCGCTGACGTGGGGCAAGATTACGGGCACTCCGGCATTCCTAGTCGATCCGACTACCACGAAGGGCGATGTGCTGGCGCGCTCGGCGACGGCGGTAGGGCGTTTGCCGGTTGGATCAGACGGGCAAGTGCTGACGGCGGATGCGGCCTCAACGCTCGGCGTCAGGTGGGCGCAAGCGGCGGCGGCGGCGCAAACGCCGTGGACTAGCGACATCGACGGCGCGGGTTTCACGCTCAAAAACGTGGGTAAGATCGGCATCGGAACGGCGGCTCCCAGCTATCTCCTCAGCGTTGTAGCGGCACCAGCCACTAATTGCGTCGCTGAATTTGTCGCTCCTTCGGGCCAGGGCACTTATATTGAGTTGGGGGTTAAGGGGCAAAGTGCTGAACTCCTGGCGGCAGCCAACGGTGATTTCCAGATCGGTTGCTTTGGCTTAGTGGGCAACGTCTTTCAGCTTATCCGCTCTGGAGCAGTTACCAACACAATGACGCTGAAGGGCGGCAACGTCGGCATCGGGACGACGAATCCCGGCTGCTTGTTCCAGGCGCTCACTAGTTCTGTAGGGGCATCGGCGGCGGCGTTTTCCGGGCCTGCGGTCAATATCTATCTGACGCCATTCGCCGGTGCGCCAAATCCGGGCAGCAATGCGGCGCAAGCGGATGCGGGACTGATTGGGCTGGCCACGGCAGCGGGTCATTTCGGTTTGAACCAAGGCGACCTTGCAATTGTCACGCAAACCCGCACGGGAACGGCGGGCGGCAATCGAATCGTGTTTGGGCATCCGATAACCAATGTTGGTGATTATGTTTTCGGGATGTATTACAACCGGGGCAAGCTCGGTATCGGACAAGGTACGCCAACGTATCCGCTCGATGTGCTCGGCGACGTGAATTGCACCGGTGCGTTCCGCGTCAACGGCGTGGCGCTCTCGGGCGGCGGTGTAACCACACAAACGCAACCGGCGCGTGCTCTGAACACCATTTATCAGAACACTACAGGCAAATCGATATTCGTGAACGCTGTGGTCAGTGTCCCTGTTGGCGGCTCTATTTCGGCTCTTTCAGATTCAGCAACAAATCCAGGTACGATTGTGGCTGCTGGGTATAACGCTAGTACAACTACTGCGGCTACAGTGACACTTCCGTTTTGGGTGCTACCAGGAAATTATTACAAGGTTTCTGGTGGGACGTCTATATTTACCTGGATAGAGTGGGTTTAAAACAAAAAAGGAAGCAAACGATGGCACTTACTTACGAAGAATCCGCCGCTCTGATGCAGGACTCCGTCTTCCGGGGCCGCGTCAAGGTCTCGTGCTTGAAATTCGCGGGCTCGATTCTTGATGAATCGCCGAGCGTACCCGCGCACAACACGCGCTATCGGTGGGCACAACAATGCGAACAGCAGCCGGACCTAGTGGCCGGCCAGATTCAACCGCCTACCGTGATGGACCCCGCAGTACAGGCGGACGGCGCGGCGATCAGCGATGGGGCGTTGCAGGGGTCAGTTGAGACCGTGATAAACAAGTTGATCTAGCGTGTTGTACACTCCGGGAGAGGATGGCATCTTCCCGAAAGCCGCAACCACGTGAACATAACGGCTTCCCGATGCGGGAAGACCGCATCTTCAAGATCGAGGTTCACGTCGCCGGTATCTGCGTCCGCGAGCAGCGCGGCCGATGGAAGCTGCTCGCGGCCAGACGCAGCTCAGAGCGTTCGCTCTTTCCCGGTAAATGGGAGTGCGGCGGCGGCATGGTCCATCCCGGCGAAGGTTTCGAGGCCGCGATTGCGCGGCAGATGTTTGAGGAATTCGGCCTCGAAGTGGAGCCGTGGTTTCTAGCCGAGACCTACACAATCCACGTCCCGCGTAGTCAGCGGATCATACCCGGTGTCCGTTGGGTCTGCCTGTGCCGCAAAGGAGAAACCCGGTTGAATGTCCGGGAATTTGCGGAGTACCGCTGGTTGAAGCTACCGCTAGTTGAATCACTCGATTGGATTGGCGGGATTCCGGAGGCGATCCACCAGGTAACGCCGCGAATCTTAGGCGGGCGAGGCGTTTAATGTTTGGTCTTGCCGTTCGAGTGTTCGGCCGTGATCGCGCGGATCAGTGCATCGAGATTGGCTTCCATCTGTTTCATGCGAGTGTCGGAGGCGTCGATATAGCCGTTGATCGACTTTGTTAGCTCCGTCATGGCTTCCACCTGGCGCACTTGGGCCTGGGCAAGAACGACGTGCAACTGGGCAAGAACTTTTACATTTTCCTGAATTTCGAGCGTATTGCGCTCCATCCGCTCGAACCGTTCGATCACTTCGGCTTCCATTAGTCCACCTTTCCAGTTTCTCTCCGCAGCCATTCGACGAGGCACGCTTCGTTCGGCCGCTCGGTTGTGATCGCGCGGAGTATTCTTTGCCATTTTGCCGATAGCCGTTTCGCCACGGCCAATTGTTTGGCTCTTTCGGCCTCAAGCTCCTCGCTCGTCATTTCGATTTCTTCCCTTCCCACCGCTTCGCCGCGGCCTTCCGCGCGATCTCGCTACGCTCGGCCGGCGTGAGTGCGGCGGCGCGGGCCTTCCCGCCGGCTTTCCCGCCTTTCCTACCAATCTTCGACAGTTGAGCTGGAGTGAGGTTCGCCGCACGGGCCTTGCCTGGCTTAGATCCGGCAAGTTTCCGTAGCGCGACGGCATGAGGATTTTTACGTGTGGCCATTGCTCCGCTCATTCTGTATTTTACTGATCAGAGAGCCGATGGCTGAAACGAGATCGGCAATCCTCTTATCCTGCCTTTGCTCGCGTTCCTGGCTTTCCGTGGCGTATACACGAAGGATTGCCCTAGTCTCGTTGGCCGAGTCATGAAGCGCCTCCCGCGTCTCTTCAAACCGCCGATCCGTTGTCTTTCAGATTGCAGCGATGTCCGCCTGTTGCTCACGCCATAGACGCCGATTTTCTTCATAATCCTGGCGGGCCTGTTCGATATGTGCGGAGACCGAAAACTCGGTACGGTCCAGGCGCTTTTTGGTATCAGCGCCGTTGTTCTCTTCCATATTCCAAGCTTAACCTTTTCGCCGAGCGAAAGGACATAGACGGCTTTCTCACTGTCTATATTTTCGGGGGTGAAAGTTGATTGACGATTACGTAAAGGTCAAGCATACTAGAAGAGTAGACAGCAAACAGACGAGGCAACCAAATGGCAATCAACGAAGAGTTTTACGACGAATACGACGTGAACGGCGATGCACCGGAAGCAATCGTGAAGTGCATTTCCTGCGTCGAGAAGTTTGCGGAATCGGAAACGCACTCGCACAAGGAAAACGGCAAGCGCGTGAACATCTGCAACTTTTGCTTCGAGCAGGAGAACCCGGAAGATCCGGCTTGCACCTGCTACTACGTTGACGCCGATGTCATGGAATCCCGCTTTTGTGATGCTCACGGAGAGGCAGCATAACAATGAAGAACAAACGAAAAGACGGAATCCCCGCACTCGCCTTCATGGCGAGTTTTTCATCGGCCGGCCGGCTCGATGCGATCGCAGTGCCCGCGCCCACGCAACCACAGATCACCGTGGTGGATCGGTGGGATGGGCAGAAGTGGACTGAAGTATGTCTCGAATGGGACGGCACGCAGTACAAGGAGACGAAGTAAATGGCGAACATCGTGAAATTCGAGATCGGGCAACCCGTCGAGGTTGCCCTGAAGTACACCGAGGGCAAGGTCTACGACGGCGACTATGGCGAGCGCGTCATGTACTCACTGACTGACGGCCGGGTAATGTACCTCGATCCGCTCACCGCGGCGCGGATCAAGAGCCTGGGCGTGCAGCCGGGTGAAGCGTTTTTCATCCTGAAGTCGAAGAAAGGCCGGCTGACAGAGTGGTCCGTATTCCGTGAAGGCGATGAACCGCCCGTCGAGCCGCCCACGCGCAAGCGTACACCTCCTGCGCACGTGCTCGCCGAGCGATTGCCTGAGATCGTGGCGGCGCGGAATGCCGGCGCGAATTTGGAACAGCAGCTCGCCGATTCGATCACTCTGGTAGAGGCGAAAAAAGCAGCCGGCAGAGCAACCGCGGCAGTCCCTAGCACCGCCGCGGCGCCGGCTCGGGCGGAATTGCCCGCGCCGTCTCCAGCAACGAATGGCAGTAATTCTACCAGCGCGGAGGAACGTTGGAAAGCGGTGTTGCTCAAGCAAACGAACGCTTTGACGGATGTGCTCGCCGAGGCGCTTCGCCACAGCTCGCAGCATGGCGGCCTGGTGAAATCGGAAGACGTGCGGTCGATGATGTTGTCCGCGTTTATCAATCTCGCCAAGGGGGGCAATCAGCGTGCCGCATAACGATAGCGAAATGGAATTTCCCACGGTGACCGAACCGTGGGACGCGGGCGAAGAGGCCGTGGTGGTTCCCTTCCGCCGCCCGCGCCGCCCGAAGACGGCGGGCGAGCCGAAGCCGGCCGCCGCGCGTGCCGTGTCGCTGTCGAGCGTGCTCATGCAGGCCGTACGCGCGGCAGCTCGGCCTGGCCGGGCCTCACGCGAAGAGACGATCCGCGAGGATACGCTGCTTGAGGTCTTGCAGGTCATGCGGAAGGCGCGGGAATGACC